TGAAGTATTTTAAAATAAACGAGTTTGATTCTCCTGATGCTATTGGTAGCGGAGAGAATATGGACAAAGAGTTTCTTAGTAGATTAGACCAAGCAAGGTCAATAGCTGATACACCTTTTAAGATTACAAGCGGATTTAGAAGCGAGGCTTACAATAGGAGTCTATTAGAAAGGGGATATAAAGCATCTAAAGACTCAAGTCATTTAAAAGGATTAGCTGCTGATATAGCTTGTACAGATAGCGTAAGTAGGTACAAAATAATTACTGCTCTTATGAAGTCTAATTTAAACAGAATAGGTATTGCTGATACTTTTATTCATGTTGATATGGATTTAGATAAGCCTGCTAATGTAATTTGGACTTACTAACTCTTAAACATAGTAGCCTCTTAAACATAGTACATGGAAAAGAAACCTTTTAAAGACACTAAAGTTGGTAAAGTAATATCTAAACTTACAGGAATACTTCCAAAGGAGGGTGTTTTAGGTATTGTAAAGAACATATTAGACTCAGACAGCAGTCTTACTCCTGAAGAAAAAGAAAAGGTCTTAGAACAAGCCTTAGAAGCTTACAAGATAGAAGTAAGTGATAGAGACTCTGCAAGGAAGAGAGAAGTAGAGTTAAGAAAGTATGGTACTGATTGGATGTTTAATGCTACAGGAGTTGTAGGTTTACTTGCTTTTGCTTTTTTAGTCTATACAGTTGTAACAACTGAAGTTCCTGAAACTAATAAAGAGATATTTATACACATGATAGGTATAGTAGAAGGTGTTGCACTAAGCATATTTGGATATTATTTTGGTTCTGCTAAAAAAAGTAACAGGTAATACCTTTCTATAAACAACTCTAACGCAACAGAAGCTTTTTAAATGCATTGCCTTCTGATTTGAACATACCTATCCTATTATATTTATATGAAATAAAATTTATATTTACTGATATTTCTTTATTCGCCTTCGTTTTAGACTACGGCTCTAAAGGTTAATTAGAAGTCTTTCTTTTATTTTGTAAAGTTAGTGGTTTTTTTTGACATAATCAAGTTTATAACTAAATTAGTTATTAACAACTATATTTTAATCTTTATTATATATTTGTTATATGGATAAAGAAGAAGTAAAAAGAATAGCGGAAGACTTCAATAAAAGCATCAAACAAAGAATAGAGGAGCTTTTAGAGGCTGATACTAATATGTACACTCAGTTAGGTTCAGATTCTACTAAGTCTGAGAAGGAAGATGTAAAAAAAAAGAGTAGATTAATATACAGAGCCATAAAGGACTTGGATAGTTCTATAGGTTCGCAACTACTTTATTACCAAGACAAGTAAAATGACTAAAGAAGAACTACAAAACTGCGAAGGTTTAACTTATCTCACATGGGATATGTTTGACAGCCCTGATTCAAAGGGTAGTGGTTTTAGGTTCATGGAGAGAGAGCCTGTTCTTATATTGGATGCTATAGTTAGAAAGACTCAGGCGGTTATGAATGTAGAACTTGGGTATGTATCTAAGGTTTTAGCTGATAAGATGGGTTTAGTTTCTACAGATAGCCATAGGGTTGGTAAGGCTGTAAGATTAAGATGTGTAGGTCATAAGAAGAGAATGACTATAATAAAATCATTAATTGAATTTGGTGTTGAAAGGATAGCTGTTAATAGAGAGACAGTTTATTTTGATACTGATGATTTAAAACATAAAGCGTTTTACATTTGGTAATGCTTTAAAGAAATACAATTTTGTCTTTGTATCTTTGCTATTAATTTGTTTTAATGTCGGAAGAGGGGTTAGTGAAAGCTAACCTCTTTTTTTGTTAATTAAATGTTAAAGTTCTTGACTTGTGTTTTTTAATTGTATATGTTTGCTTCATATTAATCATTAAAACATTTATAACATGACTACAAATTGGTATTTAGGAGAGACAAAGAATTATGAAAGATTTAACTTTGTTTCTACAAACAGAGACATTAGCAACGCTAATCTTAAAAAGATTGAAAGCTCTATTTTAGAGATAGGAGTTCAGATTCCTATTGTTGTTAATCAAAACTATGACATTATTGAAGGGCAACACAGATTTATTGCACTAAGAAAAAACAAGATGGTTATTCCTTATGTGATGTCTAAGAACGCCTCTGAGAATATTATAGCTAAACTACAAGAAAGCAAAAGATGGACTGCAGAAGATTTCTGTAGAAGGTTGGCTACTAAAGGAGATTTGGATTGTAAATTAGCTTTAGATATTGCTGAGAAATGGAGTAATATGACTAACAAGAAAATGCTTGTTATTAGGTCTTTAGAATTGTTAATGTCATCAAAAACTTCTACAGGTTTGAAAGCAACCTTAAAAGAAGGTAAATATGAAGTTAATTTAGATTGTGGAGAAAACGTATTTAAAGCCGTACAAATTATGTCTAATTATGAAATGAATACATCTCCATATACAAATAAAATAGTTAGAAGTCTTAAAAGTCTTTACTATATGTTTAATGGTTTAGATTTAAAAGCCGTAGAACACATGGTTAAAAACAACTATATAACATCTTATTCAAATGATGCAGAGCAAAGAGCTTATATGAAAAACATATATAGCAGGTCATTAAAATCAGTTAGTTAATATGAGTAAATTAGCAGAACCTTGGTGGGATTGGGGTTTAAATCCAATAACAGGATTGACCCCTCCTGAAAGGTCAGATAGAGGAAAACATTTATGCGAAGAAAAGAAATATGCAGAGGTATATCCAACATTAGATATAAAAAAAGAATTATGAGTTACGATTTATTAAGTTACAAAGAAGCAAGAATTGAAGCACTACTAAGTAGAGTAGAAGAGCTTGAATTAAAGAATGAGAAACTCACTACATACATTTATGAATTGTGTGATAGAGATTGTCCTGAAGATTATAAAAGAATAGTTAAGGGCGATGTATTCGAGGGATAGTTATTTAAAGATGTTCATGGAACTAAACAACATTCTTAAAGATGGTTTAGCTAAAGACCCTAAGAATAAAGTTGTAAAGAACATGATAGGCTTAAACGACAGAATGTTTTATTTCACTAATCAACTCTTTAATCAGCAAGATTCAATAGATATGGAGAATAGATTACTCTATAAAAAACTACATGAAGTGCAGGTTGAGTTAGAGACTTTGAAGATGAAATGTAATAAAACCTAAACAAAACTTAAACAAAACTTAGATATTATTTTTTTATTAACAATAAATACACTATTTTTACACAAACATTAAATTTACAATTATGGCAAAACAAACAAAACCAAAGACAGAAGAACTAACTTTCCATGAGAGGGTTATAGCTATCCAAAGCGAATTAAAAGCTCCTAAGAGCCAATATAATTCTTTTGGTAAGTATAGCTACAGAAACCAAGAAGACATCTTAGAAGCCGTTAAACCGCTCTTAAACGCCTATGGTTTATCACTTACAATTACAGATGAGATTAAAGAAGTAGGTGGATTAGTATTTGTAGAAGCAAGAGCAATCTTACATTCTCCTGATGGAAGTGTAGAAGCTAAAGCACAAGCAGGTATTGACCCTAATAGAAAAGGAATGGATATTGCCCAATCTTTTGGTAGTTCCTCTTCTTATGCTCGTAAATACTCTTTGCATGGATTATTTTTGATAGATGATGGCTCGACAGATGCCGACAGCACTAACACACACGATAAAGGTCAAGCCACTAATTTAGTTAAGAAGGCTTGGTTAAATGAAGGAACTCCTGAGTTTACAAAAGCACAGGCATATATCAAAGCGGGGAATAGCATTGCTGATATAAAGAAGAAGTATAGTATTTCAAAAACAGTAGAAGCTAAATTATTAGCATAACAATTATTAATTATTAATTTTAAATTTTATTACAATGGCAAGTTTATTAAGCGTAAGTATTGATGTAGCATCTCTTCCAAAAGAGAAATTTACTAAAGGTAAAAATGGTAAAGTATATTACAACTTTACAATGGCTATCAACGATGACACAAGATACGGAAACAATGTTTCTGTTTACGATTCTCAAACACAAGAAGAGAGAGAAGCTAAGAAAGCAAAAGATTACTTAGGTAATGGAAAAGTGTTTTGGACTGATGGAAACATAGTTAAAGCGGAAAAGGAAGAGGCTACACAGCCTAAAGCAGCTCCTGTAGCTGTAGATGATAGTGGTTTACCATTCTAATCTAAACACCTATTAGGGGGAGGGTAAAACCTCCCTCTTTTAATTAAAGACAAATTTAGACAAAAGACAAAATACAAAAGACATGACAAATGAATACACTGAAAAAGATTTTAAGTTATTTGAAGAGATTAATAAAGAATGTAGAATTGACCCCTTTCAAAAGGTAGAATACCCTCCTGTTGCAATATCTATGGGAGAGACTATGATGGGCAGTAAATCATTCCCAATACCTATTGGAACTTATGGAAATTTCAGTTTTATAGCTGCACCTCCTAAGACAAAGAAAACATTTCTTGTATCATTAATGAGTAGTGTTTATTTGAATGATGAGGTTTCATTTGGAGGGGGAATGAAGGGGCATAGAGAAGGCAGAGGGTTGGTTCATATAGATACAGAGCAGGGCAAATTCCATGCTTCTAAAGTGTTTAAAAGACCATTTGATATAGCGGGTAAAGATAGTTTTGATAACTACCATACGTTTGCTCTTAGGAAGTACAACTTTATGGAGAGATTAAAGTTTATAGATTACTACTTATATAACAAAGTGAATAATGTAGGGGTTGTTATTATTGATGGAATTGCCGATTTAGTGTCTGATGTAAATGATTTAACTCAGTCTAATTTATGCGTGCAGTACTTAATGAAGTGGACTGAAGAATTAAATTGTCATATAATAACAGTTATACATAGTAATTTTGGTTCAGATAAACCAACAGGACACTTAGGTAGTTTCTTAGAGAAGAAGGCAGAAACACAGATACAATTAGAAGCAAACACAAAGCATGAGAATATGGTAACAGTTAAGTGTAAAAGAAGTAGAAGTTTTCCTTTTGAAACCTTTTCCTTTACAGTTAATGAACATGGTTTACCTCAAGTAGTTGGGGACTTATATGACCCATTAAAAGATATGAATTTTGTAAGAGTAGTTTAACTAATTTAATTAAATGGCTAAAAACCCTAAAGACCCTAAAAAACCTAATAAGCCTAAGAAGCCTAAGAAGCCAACTAAAACACAATTAATTAAGAAGTTGGATGTTATATTTAGTCAATATATAAGAAGAAGGAAGGCTGTAGGTGGTATAGCTGAATGTGTTACTTGTGGTAGGAAGAATGAATGGAAGAAGCTACAGGCAGGTCATTTTATAAGCAGAACAAAATATTCTGTTAGGTGGAATGAAGACAATGTGCAGGTTCAATGTTATAGCTGTAATATGCATGGTCAGGGTCAGCAATATCTATACTCTTTACATTTAGGTAGAGAAAAATCTTGGGATTTATATCAAAAATCATTAGAGGCTTCAAAGTACACTAATGAAGATTTAGAAGATATGATTAACCATTACGAGGATTTAGTAAGTAAATTAAAATAGATATATGTTGGAGTTTTTAGCTAAGGAACATACCTTATGGATTAGAATGGTTATTAATATGGGTTGTTCTAAGGATGTTGCTGAGGATATAGTACAGGAGATGTACTTAAAACTACATAGGCTTATAAAGGAAGAGAATAAGATTATGTATAATGATGATGAGGTTAATAGGTTTTATGTTTTTGTTACATTAAAGAATCTTTACATAGATTACAGAAAAGCTAAAGGAAAATATGTTTTCTTTGAATTTAATGAGAAGGATGAGTTTTCAGAAGAAATGTTATTAGATGATGTTGATTTTGATGAGAATGAGGCTTTCTCTTCTTTGATTAAGAATATATCTGAAGAAATAAACTCTTGGCATTTGTACGATGCTAAGTTATGCAATACATATTTTAAGTCTAATCTATCTCTTAGGGATATATCTACAGGTAGCAATATTAGTTTAACATCTATATTTAACTCTGTAAGAAATTACAAGAAGATACTTAAAGATAAGTTTGATGAGGATGTATTAGACTTTTACAATGGAGATTATCATTTAATAAATAACAACAAAAAAACTAACAATGAAGGAATTTAAGGGGGATAAAAGAACCAAAGCATATAAGGAGTGGAAAGCTTCTTTTGATGCTAAACAATCAGGAGAGTCTAAAGGTCTTGGAGATACTATAGAGAAGATTACTGAGGCTACAGGAATTAAAGCAGCGGTTAAATTCTTAGCGGGAGAAGACTGCGGTTGTGATGAAAGGAAGGATAAACTAAATAAGCTATTTAGGTATCAAAAGCCTGAATGTTTTACTGAAGAGGAATATACATATCTTAATCAAGTTTTTGCGACAAACAGAAATGTTGTGCCTGCATCTCAGCAGAATAAAATGCTTAATATATATAACAGAGTGTTTCATTCAAATAAGAAACCAACATCTTGTGGTAGCTGTTTTGCCGCTACTTACAAAGACCTAAAGACTTTAATGAACGAATACAAATAGATGGAATACTTTAACTATAATTTCAACAAATCTTTTTACACAAAAATAAAAAAAGACAATAGACTAAGTAGAATGTTTTGGTCTTCTAATGTTGGTAAATGTTCTGAGATTTTTGATAATTTCTTTAGAGATAAAGAATATAGTTTTACAAAAGAAGATTGGGTTAGATACTATTTTGATAGTCAAGGAAAGGTTATTCTTAATGATATTTCACAATATATATATTCCAATTATAATTGCGAATTAATACAAGCAAAACAATATGTATTTCATAGGGTTTTAGGTCAGACTTGGAATGGAATGATAAATGAAATGAATGTTATAAAAGATATTTGTATTGATTTCCCTAATATTAAATTTATTAAGACTAAGCATGAAATAGATGAGAATTATTTTACAGATTGGGAGGCTTATTCAGATGATAAGTTGTTGTTTGGAATACAGATAAAACCAATAAGCTATAAAAAGATGTCAGGTGCATTTCAATTAAAGTCTAAAGAACATCATGATAAGCAAAGGGAGTTGTATAAAAAAGAGTTCAATGTACCACACATAATAATATATTATGAGAACAATGCTATTTATGATAGAAATTATGTTTTGAATCAAATAAACACTATATTAGCAATGAAAATTAATGTAATATTTTAAACAATTATGGAAGAAACAAAGACAAAAGAAGAAGTTCAGGTTTCCCCTGTTCACTTGGAGTATCTAAAATCTATGCTTATAGGTCAGTTATGGTTGGAAGCTAATGATAGGCTTGCCATGACAACTACTTACAGGCAGAAGATAAAACAGACTTACAATAGGTTAAATAAAGACTTAGAAGACCTTATTAAGGATGGTTATAATCAGATATATGATACAGACCCTGAGATGGTAACAAACATATTAAACTCAATAGAGTCTCTTATTGATAAGATAAAGGATGGTAGTATTGATGATTTAGTTATGATGAACGCAGTTATAGAAAAGTATAATGAGAACAGAGAATGGTTTGTTGAACATGGCTCTGCAGAATTTTTAAAGATAGATTAATATGAAGAGCAACGCAATTCACTACGACAATGGAATGGATTACGACATTATAGATGTGTGTAACCATTACTCTTTAAATTTTAACAAGGGCAATGTGATTAAATATATAGCAAGGGCAGGAAAAAAAGATGATGAACTACAAGACCTATACAAGGCTAAGGACTATATAGAAAGAGAGATAGCTTTTGTTAGGGAGAAAAGAAACCAAGAGGCTAATGACATCAAAGAAGGAGTAGTCAGTCCTTACAACTATAATTATAAAGATAGATAAGTATGGATAATTTAAAAAAAAGATTTGAGGAGAAAAAATGGAGACTTATAGATATTAAATGTTCCGATTGGAATACGTTTGATGATTGCGAATATCAAATAGGAACAGTAAAACCCACCATGAAAGGAAATATGGAGGTAATAGTTAGAACTTGTTTTTCTCAAGAGGAAGCAGATAAAGCAATAGAGGAACATAATAAAATGCTTGACTATGGTTATAATATAGAAACCGATAAAAACAACTCAAGATTATCATTAAGATTGCCATATAAGTATAGAAAGATATTGGAGTTTTTAGCTGAAAAAAATAATAAAACTTTATCGTCTTGTGTTTTTGAAATTATAGATAATCATTTAAAAGAAAAATAAATATGCCACTACCTAAACCAAAACCAACAGAAAAGCAGCAAGACTTTATGAATAGATGTATGGTGAATCCTACTATGAATAAGGAATACCCAAACAAACAACAAAGATTGGCTGTATGCTATCTACAATGGAGAGACAATTAAGTTTCTCCTTTTTTTTCTTCTATAGTTGATTATTAACAAATTTTGTTTATATTTGTATGTATAAACATTAAAGCAATTAAATATGAAAGAAATTGAGATTAAATTTGAAGGTCTACTATTTAACATAATAGGGGACTATGAACCTGAAGAGAAGGAAACCTACTTTGAGCCTTATGAAAGAGATAGGTTTAACATAAGGGGAATTTACTTGGGAGATGCCTGTGTAGATTTTATGCTTAATCAAGAGACTACAAACCAATTAGAGGAAAAAATAATCGAAACTTATTACAGATGATTACATTATTAAACGGAGAACAATGGGAAGAGAAAGACATACTAAGAGAGATGTTGCACGACCCTTTTTATTATGGACACTTAGGTAAACATGCTTTAAGCAGTTCTGCATTAAAGAAACTAATAGAGAGTCCTAAAGCTTATGAAAAGTCTTTAAGGTTTAACAGCAATGCACAGCCATTAAGAGATGGTAGACTTATACACCTTTCTGTATTAGAGAAACATAGACTTAGTGAACTTACTATTATAGATGGTACTAAAGCCACTAAAGGATTTAAGGATGCTGTAAAGGAGTTTGGACAAGAGTCTGTTTACACTAAGTCAGAGATGGATAATGCTTATTGGATAGCCAAAGCCATTGAGGATTGTGATTCTGCTGCTGAATTACTACATGGTTGTACATTTGAAGAGCCTGCAATTAAAATGGTAAATGGTATTGCTGTAAGAGGTAAAGCAGATGCAAGGAAAGGTTCTACAATTATTGACCTAAAGACTACTGCAAGCGGTGGTATAGAGAAGTTTAAGTGGACTGCTAAGAATTTTTCTTATGACCTACAAGCTGCTCTTTACCTTGATTTATTCGATGCAGATGAATTTATATTCCTTGTAATAGATAAGGACACTAAAGACATAGGTATCTTTGAATGTAGTGGAAACTTTATTCAACAGGGTTATGATAAAATAGAGAGAGGTATAGCTAACTTTAACTATTTCTTTTTAGATAACAACCCTAAAGATTCTGTACGCAATTATGTAACACACGATGTATTATGATATGCCCTGAATGTAAAAACAATATGATTTGGAGTTGTGATTTTGATTATGAAGATTACGGCTTAGAGGGGAGTGGAATTGTCTCAAATTTTTCTTGCAATAATGATGACTGCAATGTAGATGATTTAATTATACACCATAAGATATGAAAACAATTATTATATTAATCAGTGGATTAACCTCAATAATGTCTATACTAAAGACAGTAGAGACAAATAACAATACTGACTCTATAGGGGACAATGGAAGGTCTTATGGCATCCTACAGATACAGAGAAGCGTTCTAAGCGATGTTAATCGTATTTATGACACTAACTATAGGCACAAGGATATGTTCTCTGAAAAGGCTTCTGAGGAGGTATTTAAGCTTTATATGTGTTATGGTAGAGAAGTATTCTTAAAGAAGCATTGTAGATTTCCTACAGAAGAAGAGATGGTTAGAATGTGGAATGGAGGTATATATAAAGGTTATACCTACAAACAAACAAATAAGTATTATAAAAAGTATTTAGATGTCAAAGAAGGAAGGTAAAAACAGCGTTGCAGATGAGCATTACTACATGACTCTTTATGATTTAGCAAATGATGCAGACATCAGGGATATGATTGCTGCTTTAAAAGACTATGAAAGTAAGGAGATGTATGAGGAATGTGCAGGTATCTATAGGGGTATGCAGACATATAAGTTTGTGAATGACTTTTATAAGATAACAGAGAAAACCGATTTAAAAGATAAGATAAAAATTAATTTTAGCAGTAATGGAACAGAAGACAATTAAAGAGGCAGAGTTGGAGATTAAAGACAAGTTGATGAATAGAATCAACATAGAGAAGATAAAGCAATTCGTTGATAGGCATTATGGGTTTGATATAGATAAAAACACAAGAAAAGATGAATACATACAAGCAAGGACTATGTATTACTTTTTAAGTAGGGAATACACATCAAGACCTCTGTCAGATATAGGTGCTTTGTTAGATAAAGACCACGCTACAGTTTTGCACAGCATAAAAAACAATCATGGGTTTTATATGTTAAACAATCAGAATTATAAGAATGGTTTAAATTCATTTCGTGATTATATCATCAGATATGTTCAGATATTGGACAAAAAAGACCCAAACGGAGATAATGTTGATGCTATAGCTATAAAGGAATCTGTTTTATATTATGAGAATACCAAACTAAAACATGAATTAGATAACATTAAGGCGGATTATGATATTTTAAGGCAAAATGAGAGGGTTTCATCTGTTTTAAGTAATATAGTAAACAAAATACCTGAAAATAAGTTATCATTAGTAGTGGAAAGATTAGAAGCTATGGTAAAGATGCTGTAGTATGCCAAGAAAGTTAAAGAAACCTGTCTACATACCCTCAAGTCAAGAATCAGAAGCCTACAGATGGTGCATCAACAATAATTATGTTATTTATCCTGTAGAATTAAAGCCAATGACATCAAACTATAAAATTCACATGGAACTTGGTCATAAACACGCAATATTAGAGGAAATTTACACAGCTTCTACGCTTTGGAGTGCTTTTTACAAGTTATGTGTTAGAATAATGGAAAAACAAACTAAAAATGACTAAACCTAAGAAAAATATAGCCGCAATGAAGAATCTCAAGCCTACAGATGGTAGGAAGACCAATAAAAGACAACAATCTAAGCAAGAGACAAGAGAGATAGTTCAGAAAGCTAAATCTATGACTCCTGCACAACTAAACACAGCTAAGAAGGATAGGGTGTCTACTTATGCTTTAAAAGCTATGAAGAAAGTCTTTGGTTCTGAGGCTGAGGCATGGGAGACATTAGCAGAGAAAGCTAAGGAAGGTTCATTTGCCCACTTAAACCTCCTTTGGCAGTATAAGTATGGTAAACCTATAGACAAGGAAGCTAATAACAATGTAGCTAAGTCTAATGCACCTGTTATAAACTTTTTCAACAATGCACCACAACAAGAGCAGATAGATAATACTATAGATGTAGACTATACAGAAGATAAAGAAGATACCGAAGATAAAGATGAGTAAGCAAGAAGTAAAGATACATGAGAAGTATATACCACTATGGCAAGACCCAAGTAGGTACTTTGTAATTACAGGGGGTAGGGGTTCAGGTAAATCATTTGGAGTAGCTGTTTTCTTGTTGAATTTAACCTATGAGCAGGGACATAAGGTGTTGTTTACACGATACACTATGATTTCTGCTCAAACCTCTATTATCCCTGAATTTATAGAGAAGATAGACTTAATGGGTGTAACAGAAGACTTTAGGATAACTAAAGATGAGATTATAAACCTGACCACAGGAAGCTCTATTATTTTTAAAGGTATCAGAACCTCATCAGGGAATCAAACAGCCGCCCTGAAGTCTCTAAATGGTGTTACAACCTTTGTATTAGATGAAGCAGAAGAGCTTGTAGATGAAACTGTATTTGATAAGATAGATTTTTCTGTAAGAAGTCAGTTAAAGCAGAACAGATGTATCTTAATACTAAACCCAACAACTAAAGAGCATTGGATATATAAAAGGTTCTTTGGTAGTAGAGGTGTTATAGATGGTTATAATGGTTCTACAGATGACATTACATTTGTACATACAGATTATAGGGATAACAAAAAGAACTTATCTAAGTCATTCCTTAATCAGGTTATGGACATGAAGGCAAGGAGACCTGACAAATATCAACATCAGATATTAGGTGGTTGGTTAGCTAAGGCAGAGGGTACTGTATTTAGAAATTGGAGAGTAGGAGATTACTTACAGACAGAACATAGCTGTTATGGACAGGATTTTGGTTTCTCTGTGGATATTACAACCCTTGTAAAAATATCAGTAGATAAAGAAGGAAGAAAGTTATGGGTTAGAGAAATCTATGGTAAACCTAATCTAAGTACAGAGGAGATAGCTATAAGGAATAAGATGGAGTGTGGTATGGATTTAATTATCTGTGATTCTGCAGAGCCAAGACTTATTAATGAGATAAAAAGGAAGGGTGTGAACATCAAACCTACTATCAAAAGACAAGGGAGTATATTAAGTGGTATAGCATTAATGCAAGACTTTGAGATAATAGTAGATAGAAACTCTCATGGTATCATTAAAGAGCTTAATAACTATACATGGCAGGATAAGAACGCTAAACCTATTGATGGCTTTAATCATTACCTTGATGCTTCAAGATACGCTTTGCAATATTTAGTTCAGGGAGTTAATTCAGGAAAATATGTTGTGAGGTAGATTCTTAAACATAGTAGGTTCTTAAACGCAGTAGGGTCTTTTTGTTTCTCTTAAACATAGTAGGTTCTTTCTGTTTCTCTTAAACATAGTACCCCCTTAAACATAGTAGCCCCTTTAATTAGGGGTTTCTTTGTTTTTGCACCTTTCTGAACTTTTGGTATTTCAGTCTTTTTTCTCATTATTCAAATTTGCTACAATGGTTTTTCAGTAGCCAACACAAAATAATTTTGTTAGTGTAAAATATTTTTTGTACATGCGTGCATGCGTTCCTTTTATTAGGAAGTGTGAAATGTTAAAATTATGTTAAAGTCATAAAAACATTTGCAGAGTGAATAATTGTTTATATCTTAGCTACATATTAACAAACTAAAAAAGATAACATGAGAACTGAAACAATTAAAATCTATTCATTTGATGAATTAAGTGATAAGGCAAAAAAAAATGCTTTAAAATACCAAAGATATAATCAGGATTATTTTTGGGGGTATGAAGCAATTAAGAGTGCTGAAGCATTTGCTAAATTAATAGGCTTAAAAATAATAGGATATCAAATTGATTGGCTAAACCCTCATGAAAGTTATTTTAAATATGATGAAACAAACATAAATAAAGACATGCATATTCATATTGAAACAGAATTAACGGGTTTTTATACTGACTATGCTATTTTAAGGGCATGGAATCAAACCAAAAGTATTAACCAAACATTTGATAAATTACTTTGGGAATGTTGTGCGGATTATGAAGAACAATTAACAGATGATAGCATAGAAGATTATTTAATAAATAATTGTTATGAATTTTTAGAAGATGGTACAATATATTAAAACACAAAGACATGGAAACAAATTACAAAGTATTAGAAGAAGCGGTTTATATTAACCAAGTAGAGTATGTAGTTACATTTTTATACAAAGATAAAAAGATAAGGGCAAGAGGGCAATACTATGTTGGAAGTATGGGTTTTGATGAACTTTTATTTGACATTGATGATAGTGGTGATTTTGAAAAGGCTGAATGGTTGCTTCATGAGGATAAAATATTTGAAGCAGAGTACCATGAAATAAGGGAATTAGCAGAAGAATTAATTTATGAAATGGAAGCACCATATAATGAAACAATACACCATAAAGAATATAGCCATGAGTAAACAAAAACAATTTAAACACAATTTAGAGAAAGTTAAGAGAATTAAGAACTTTAATGCAAAGACAAATAATCAAAGTTCATTGCATGAAATGTTTGAGCAAATGTTTAATTCTTACAAAGACATTTATACAAATAATATATTAACAGACTTAAATAAACTAAAATAATATGGAAACATTAAATAAATTACACGACCCTTTTCAATGTATATATTGTTTAGAACACGAAGTATATTTTAACCACCCATTAGGTAATGCAATTTGTAATAATTGCGACATGATACAAACAGAATTATTCACAGATTAAACTTAAATAATATGACAACCGAGCAAAGACAACAAATAATAGAATTTATAAACATAACAACAAATGAACAACATGCATATTTTTTGCAGTGCATAGCTGATAAAATAAGTCCATGGAAAATAAACAAAGAAAAGAAACTCATAAAATGTTATAAGATAAAAGACCCTTTTACAGATATTAACTTGAATGGCTTATATATAGATATTAAACTTAAAAACAATTAAAGACATGGAAAAAGAAATACAGAAACTTAAAGAGACTATTAAATGGTATGAAGACTATTCAAGAGTAGTTTACCAAAATAAACCAAATATAGACCAATTTGCATGCGATTATGCAGATGAACAACAAGAACTTAGAAACCAATAATTATGGAAACAAAAATAGCTAAATTAAAAACAGACCTTAAAAATGTTATTAAGGCAACTACTGAACAAAGAAACCAACATAAAGAAAATACAAAGATTTATAACTTTTATGATGGTCAATTAATAGCTTTTATAGCTGTTTATAGTGACATAGATAAAAACTTAAACTAATAAAGACATGGAACAAATTACAAGAGTAGAGCACATTTGGTGTGGAGACAATGATAGGTGGGTATTCATCGCCTATAAGGGATTAAAAATAATAGGATTAAACTACGAACAAGGTGTTTCGTATGATGAATTTAAAGATGGAGACTTTTGTCAGACAGACTATGGATTGA